TGGCCACCGCCTGCATGTCGTCCTCGCGATAGGACAGGTCGTCTATCATCTGCACCAGGTCGCCCTGCTGGTTCCTGAGCACCTGATCCATGCCATTCATATTGGTATCGGTGCCCGCTTCCTTGAATTCCTCGACCTTCTGGCGGTATTCCTCCAGCGCGGCAGCGGCGTTGTTGATCTCCGCCACGCTGTCATGGACGCTGGTGGTCAGCCAGCTGAAGGAAGTGTCCTTCAGGGGCTTGTCCTCATAGACAACCTTCGTCTCCTCGACGGCCTCCTGCGTGCCGACCTCGGGCGTGATGATGACGTGCAGCGTGCCGTCCGTATCGTAGGCGATGATCGTTTCGGCGGTCAGTTTTTCGGCGGGGACGACGTTGACAGGGATTTCCTCACCGTTATAATAGAAATGGGCGTTCTCGTCGCCGAGAACATCCGTGGGGTTATCGTACTTTTCCCCGAGCCGCAGGATGCCGTCCACCTTGATGGGATTCCTGGCCAGCACCTGATTGAGCGCGGTCAGGTCATACCCGGAGATGGACAGCTTGCTGGTGGGCGTAGGCACGGTCGCGCCACTGTCATCATAAGATGAAATGTAGCCCGTCAGAGACTGGGCCAGGCCGGACTTGTCGCAGCCGGTCGCCTCAGAGAACTTGTTCACCAGGGCTTCCACCTGATCAGGCGTCAGCGCAGATACATCCACGCCTTCCGCCTCCAAGTACTTCACAACCATGGCGGTCACATCATCCGGCGTCAGCGCCGTGGTGAGCGCACCGCCCTCGATCTCCTGGTAGGCCAGAACAAATGCGGTCACTGCTTCCGGTGTGAGCCCGCTGGTATCCACACCCTCTTTTTCGAGGTACTGGTTGACGTAGGCCACGATCTCATCCGGCTTGAGGGTGCTCATGTCAGCCCCTTCCGCCATCTCCTGATAGGCCGCGACCATGGCAGTCACATTCTCAGGCGTCAGGCCGGACACATCCGCCCCGGTGGTGGCCTCCGCGTAGGTTTCCACATACGCGATGATGCCCTCCGGCGTGAGTGAGGTCTTGTCCGCCCCCTCCGGTTTTTCTGTGAACCGGTCGATAACGGCGTCCACCATGATCTGCTGCCGGGCAGCGTTCTCCTGCTCCTGTATGCCCGCGATGATGGCATCTGTGGTGATCGCGCCGGGATTGGCTGCGAACTCGTCCCAGTTGGCCTGAGCACCGGTCATATCCAGCTCCGTGGCGATCTTCAGGACTTCCTCAGAAAGCCCCTCGCCGAACATGGAAGCCAGTCCCTACAGCGAGGAAGAATACTGGCTGGTGAACTGCTGGATGGATGCCAGCTGTTCCAGGGCTGTAGAGACATCGATCTCCGGGAACAGCGCCTGCACTTCTTCTATGCTCATGCCGCTGGTGAGCAATTCGGAGATCTGCGTGAGCACACCGGCATATTCAGTGAGACTTCCTTCATCCAGACCGGTCGCGGCGCTCTTCACGGCGTCCAGTGCCTGGGCGGCCTGATAGGAATCCTCGCCGTAAGTCTTGACGGCAGCATCATAAGCAGTGAGCTTCCCGGCAAGGTCAGCCAGTGTATCGCCGGTCTGCTGCATGCCTTCATCGTTCCACACGGGATTGACCAGCTGCGCCAGCGTCTGGGCGTATTCCCGGGTGGCGGCGAGACGACGCTCATTGTAGCTGGTGTTCAGATCGGTCAGCGCAGCCTGTTTCTCCGCGCCATCCTCCATGAGCTGGATCAGGGCGTATTCGCTGTCATACTGGGCATCAATTTCGCTGTTGATCGCGGCCAGCCCCTGGGCGGCTGCGACCATGGCGTTTTGGTACACGGACACATCCGCGTCCTGCTGTCCACGGGCCTGGGCGCGGGCGACTTCGGCCTCCACCTTATCGAGGATGGTCTGGAAGCCCTCGGTCTCACTGTCCGGCTGCAGCTTGTACTTGACGATGATGGCCTCACGATTGTCGATGAGCTCCTGCAGGCGGATCTTCTCATCGTCCGTCAGGTAGCCGTTCTGCCGCTTCTTCAGCAGGGACTCGATCTCCCTGTCCATGCTGTCGAGGCTGTCGATGTCCGCCTGGATCTGCTCGGACACGCCGGTATACCCGGCATCCTTCGCAGCGCCCTGAAGCGCCTGCAGCTCGGTGCGGGTGGATTCCGTCAGGGCTTTCCAGGAGTCCGTCCACTCCTTGACAATCTCATTGGTTTCGCCCTTTCCGTCCGTCCACACGTCGATCAGGCCGGTCATCCAGGCCCGGGCGCTTTTCGCAGTGTCATCGTTCTTAAAGTCGTCCTCGGACATGCCGAAGAAGGAAAGCCCCGCGCCGCTCCTCCCATAGAAGGTGTCGGCGGCAGTGTTCTTCCATTCATTCGCCGTGTCGATGAGCGCCTGCGTGGCCTCCCGGGCCATCTTCGCCCCGGAGACCCAGTCCCACAGCTTGGCAACACCATAAACGACAGCCGCGCCGACGGCCAGCCACACGGCAGGCGACTTCGCCAGCACGGTGAGCAGACCGGACATCCCGCCACCGGCCTTGCCGACAGCGGTACAGAAGGTGCCCAGCCAGCCGGTCAGCTTGCCGAGCCCCGTCGCCAACCGTCCGAAGATCAGGATCACCGGCCCGGCGGCAGCGGCGAGGGCCGCGAACCGTGCAATCTGGAGCCGCTGTCCCTGATCCATGTTCTGCAGCCGGTCGATGAACTTGCCAATGCTCTCCATGACCCGCTCGATAGTGGGACGGAGATCATCGCCCAGGGTCTGGGCAAACAGCACGGCGCGGTTCTTCAGATTGGTGAGCCTGCTCTGTAGTGTGGCATAGCGCTTGGACGCCATGGTCTCGAGCGCGGTGTTGTCCTTCCATGCCTGCGTGGCCATCTTCTGGGCGTTGGAAAACAGCTCGCTGGCGTTGGTGGCGCGAAGCAGTGTATCGCGCAAACGGATCTCGGAGATACCGATGTCGTTCAGGGTCTTGACGGCGGACGCGCCTTCGTCATCCATCTTGCCCAGGCCTTCGATGAACTTCTGGAACACCTGGACGGGATCGTTTTCCCACTGCTCGACGAACTCCTTCTCCGTCAGGCCGCTGACCATGGCAAAGTCCTTCAGGGCGTCGCCGCCGGTCTTCGCTGCGACTTCCATGTTGATGAGGGCTTTTGACATGGAGGAACCGCCCGCCTGGGCCTGTATGCCAACCGAGGACAGTGCGGCGGCGAGACCCAGCACCTGGGGCTCGGTCAGGCCGATCTGCTTACCGGCACCGGCAATGCGCATCGCCATGGTGACGATGGGCTCCTCGGTGGTGGCGAAGTTGTTACCCAGTTCGGCGACCGTAGAGCCGATGTTCCTGAACAGCGACTGGTCTGTGCCCATGATGTTGGCGAACTTCGCCAGCGACGTTGCGGCGGTATCCGCGTCCAGATCTGTACTGCTGTTCGCCAGGTCGATCATGACGCGGGAGAACTCCTCAATGTGCTCCGTGGCAATACCCAACTGTCCGCCTGTGGACATGACGTGGTTGATGTCCGTGGTGGAGGTGGCGATCTGCGTGGACAGCCGCTTCGATGCAGCCGCCAGCTGGTCGTACTGCTCCTCCGTCGCCTGTACAGTCTTGCGTACATAGGCAAACGAGGACTCGAAGTCCAGGCTGGCCTGAATGACCTTCTTTCCCATAGCTACAATGGGCGTGGTGATCATGACGGTCATGCGGCGTCCCAGTGCGGTGGCGCTCTTACCTATGGCCGTCAGCTTGGTGGAGAAGGCCGTCAGGGCAGAACCCGCCTGCGTCCATGCGGAGCGGGAGACCTTCAACTGCTGGGTCAGGCGGCGGATCTCCGCCTCGGTCTCACGCACCGTGGCCTGGGCATTGTTGAGCTCGGTCTGTGCCCGGGAGACGGCGTCCGCATCGCGCTGCATGGCCCTCTGCAGGGAGGTGCACTGGCCTTCGAGTTTCTTCACCTCGTCGCCGCTGGCAGCGTATTCCTGCCTCAGTCCCTCCAGCTGAGCTTCCGCTTCCGCGTAAGCAATGGTATTCTCATGGCCTTCATCCTTCAGTACCCGGAGCTCATTCTCATGAGTGCGAATACTATCCGCCAACTCCGTATGTCGCTGCCGGGCTTCAGTCAGGCGCTGTGAGTACTGCTGATACCGGGCGTGGCTCTCCTGCAGCCGAGTGTTGGCGGAGGCAAGCGCCCGTTCATACTGGGATACAACATCCCGCTGATGTCCCAGGTTGGTCTGGAGCATGGACAGACGACTCGTCATACCGGCGGTGGTATTTCCAAAGTTGTCTATGCCAGCCCCGGCCAGGCGAAAGCTGCTCTCCGCCTCGCGGATCTGGCGGTTGATGCTGTTGATATTACGGGAGAAGTTGTCGGATTGCAGTGACAGGGTAACCACCAGGTCGCGCAGCACTTCGGGCATGGGTATCACCTCGATTTGATTTCTCCCCGCAGGGATGCGTTAAAGAAAATCTGTTTCTGAATTTCTGGAATAATGCTCACACAGCAAGCATACATTATTGTATAAAACAATTGGAGGTGCTTGTTGTGAACAGGTATTCAGAGATCATCAAGCTTGTTGCAGAGAACCACGGAGAGACCTACTCAGCGGTGTATCAGGAAATCCAGGAAGCCTTACATTTTGCTGCCACCAACCCGGATGAACTGGCCAGACAGCGATACAGGAACACATTTGGTGACAATGAACCCACACCGGAAGAAGCACTGGAAAAGCTAACCACTATTCTCCGGGAATTGGTATAGCACATTATTTGGTTATGGTTTCAGGGCTGGCCATACCTCGTCGATGTATCGCGCTTTCGGAACGGCCTGTTTCTTCGCTCGATTGGAATTCCATGCCCGTACCTTCAAAAAGCCGAGCATGTCCATCTCGTCAATTTCCCGCATGCGCCATCCGGCGTCCAGCAGGGAATTGTAGGTGGAGTAGATGAAGTCGTGCAGCGTAAGGCCTTCGCCCTCCGGGGGCGTCAGTCCTCCGCTGCCATCGTAGGGAAAGACGACAACACATCCGTGGTCTGGGCCTGCACCGCGAACAGCGCGATGACGATGTCGTGCATCAGGCGATCCACAGGATAGTTGTCCAGTACATCGTCCGGGGTGAACTGGTTGTTGAACAACAGGCAGAACCAGCGGATCATCACGTCCAGCGCGTCCGGAATGGTCAGATTGTCTGGATTCTCGATCTCTTCACCCTTTACGGCAGCCTCCGAGATGGCGGAGATGCGGGTGTACATCTTCATCGCCGGTTCGATCTCCCGGAGAGCGCGACCGGAGACGAAGTCCACGGTATATTTCTTATCGCCGAGCGTACAAGTTATCATAATCGCTATCCTCCTGAAAAAGCGCTGCCGCAAGTCTTAGCCTGCGGCAGCATAGTGGTCGGGTGATGACTCATCACGGAGTCGGCGTGAACGTGGGCGCATACACGGACTGCAGGAAGGTCGCGGCCTTCTCTGCCGTGAAGCCGTTTTCGCCCTCATCGGCGACCGCCTGATACTGGCCGTCGTGCGTCCGCTTAATGGCCGTCCACTGGATCTCGCCGGTCTGGCGGGTCACCTTGGTGCCTTCCTTGGTGGCGTAGTTCTCCGTAAGCGGCGTGGCGCGTACCTTGTACAGCCACACGTACCGGAACTTGTGGTTGGACTTCTCGGACATGAAGCCCACCGCGAAGTAGGGCGGCGTGTCGGTGGAGGAGCGGATCAGGACGCCGTTGTCGTCCAGCTTGTTGCCGAACACCTTCTCCTGGATGGTCAGAGGGATGTCCGCCATCTTCGTCTTGAAGGTGAGCTCAGGATCGGGATACAGGACGTCAAATTCCACGTCATCTGCGTACTGAACGTCCGGGTCGGCGTTCTGCGGTTCGATGGACGCTTCAATCGCGCCCGCCACCAGCTGCAGGTCGCCATAGGTCAGGGTCTCTTCGGTATCGGTCACCACCTCGGCGATGACCATGTTCTTCAGGCCGACCGTGGAAGAGACGGTCGGGGAAGCAGCGGGATTAGGCATAGTTGGTTACCTCCATTCTTATGATCGGTTCATGATTTCATCGGCGAGAACACGCTTGATCTCGCCATAGGCTTCTTCCGCCCGGGCGTCGAATGCCGGGCGCACAAAAGGGTGTGGCGGCGCTGGCCCCGGGCCTCCATGGCCGTATTCCACAGGGTTTGCATAGTAGGCTCCTGCCTCGCTGTGTTTGACACCGATGGAGATCTGCTTGCCGCCCCGGCGCTGTTTGACCCTGTCCGTGTGGATGGAGCCATGGAGCGCGCCGGTGATGATCTTGGGGTCGCTGGACGCGTTGGCCAGCATCTGCTGTTCGATGGGCGCGGCCCCGGCCTGCAGCGCACGGTCGACGCCGGAGCCATTCTCCAGCGACATGGCCATGGATGCCAGGTCGTTCTGCAGCTCAGCGAACCCCTGCAGGTCAAGTGCCATAGTTCACCTCCTCGAACCACACCCACGTCCACTGCACCGTGTAGGTCTTGGTGGGCGGGTCGTAGGCCGGGTGATTGTAACCCTTGTCTGACTCCTCCAGCATGCCGAAG